GTGAGGGCCCTGCCGGTGCTAGTGCACTGGTGTGGTGACAAACCACATCCACTCACACGCGTCAACCGGCGCGTGTGTCCTTCTACCCCGAAGGGTCTCCATGGACAGCATGTTCACCCAGAGCCGCCGGACTCCCCGCAATATGAACGTGAGATACTCCGTATCTTCACGTCCATTTGTGGGAGCTCCGTGGACGGTCGTCGACCGTCCTGACTCTTACGGTGCATATGCTCCTTCCCAGACTACGACCAGTCATCGTACTGGCCGTACTGCGAGACAACTGAACGCACCTCTTTCCCTGGAGGATGTCGTGGATGCGGCAACGTCCCAAGAAGCACTGTTCTCAGTGCTCAAGGAACAAAACCGCAACCAAGACTATCCAGGAGGTGTGGACCGTGGCCATGAGTTCAGTACAGAAACTCAAACTCTGTACTGCTCTCACCCCAGCGTTGATGTTAATAACGCTGGATCTGGTCCCGGTGCCGGTACCTTACGGTACCGGGGACCACTCGTGTGGGTTCCCCCCACGAGTATGTTTGGACTCAACTACTTCGACGCCGCGCCGAATATCGACATCGGCTTTTACGGTCCGAAGGCAGTGAGCCAAACGCGTCCCTCTCAGTCACAGGCAGATCTTGCCGTGGGCCTGGCCGAAGTTTGGAGAGAAGGCTTTCCAGCCGGTCTCCAGCAAAACGTCCAGGACTTCAGTGATCGAGCCTCAGTCGCAAGACTGGCCGGCTCGAAACATCTGGAGACGCAATTTGGATGGTTGCCTTTGTTGGCAGACCTCCAGAAAACGTACCACGCCACTCGTAACGCTCGAGCTCTGCTCGAACAGTACGAGAAGGATGCCGGTAAATCTATCCGGCGCAAGATGACGTTCCCAACAACAGTTTCGGAGGATCTTCGCACTACCACGGGTGATATGTCTATCATCCCACTTGGTAATGTGTTGACTAACTCCATGATTGTTGGAGGGACGGGAAGTGGATTTCCAGTAACCGAGACCATTCGCCGTCAACAGACGGTGAAGTTCTCTGGTGCGTACTCGTATCATCTCTCTGCGGACAATCCTTTGTTCATTGAGAGATTGAAACGTGCCGAACAGGAGTTTAACTACCTGTACGGCGCCCGGATCACTCCGGAAGTACTCTGGAATCTAGCTCCATGGAGCTGGCTGTCCGATTGGAAGTTGAACCTTGGCGATAATATCGCCAATGCTGTTCATCTTGGTTCGGACGGTTTGGTGATGAGGTATGGGTACCTGATGTGTGAGACAATCATAGATCACACCTTTACCCTCA